CCTGCCCGGAGTGCGGCGGCAGAGGTGTCGCTGTGTACGAGGTCGGCGTCGCGGCACCGATGGCGTGGCGCGGCGGTGAGATCGAAGACCGCGAGATGGAGTGCGAACTGTGCGGCGGCTCAGGCGATGTTGACGAGGAGGTCGCCGAGAGTTACGATCCTTAATTCCTCCCTAGAGAACTGGCCCCGCCTCGTGCGGGGTCTTTTTTTATTTGGTGTCGGTCTTTTTCATCTTGTCATATGACCGCATTCCAGAGATGCCGAGCATACCAAAAAGCAATGGCATCATAACGGACATATCAGCCTGCGGGATAACGACGCCAAAGCCTGCGGCGATAGGGCTGACCATATAGTTAATGCCCAGAGACAGGCCGCAAATCCAGCCAATGAGCGGACGCCACGACGCCTGAAACCAGTTGCCCTTCGCGTCGGCCTTCAGCACCTCAATCTGCGCCAGTATCTGCTCCTGCGCGTGACGCTCCGCCATCGTCGCAAGATCGTGCGCCAGCTTGGCGCGTTGGTCTTTGTCCTCAATAAACTTGTCGAGGATGCCCGACACTGCGGGTATCAATGCCTGTATCATTCCATCACCTCAAATTTCATATCCGTTGCAAAACAAAGCATGTCCTTGTTCACGGGCATGCGCTCTTCCCAGTTGATGTACGTCCCGGCGACGTGGCACTCGGCCATCGTGTCATGCGCCGACAGGACGTGCGACGTGATCTGTCCGTCCGCCTCCATCACCAACAATAACAGCAGCCACTTCATTTGCTTTCGTGTCCCATCCAGACGGCGAACGCACCAGTGGCAGCGCCGACGATGGTTGAGACGAAAGCGGTCTGCTGCGTCGTCGCGTCAGGCCCAAGGCTCATGAACCAGTCGCAGACATTCCACGCCATCAGCGCAAACATCAGCATCATCAGACGCGGCAGCAGCTTCCACTTCAGGATGCGCTCCATCGTCAACTCAGCCATCCATCCACTCCCCGCTGATCATCATCGCGGCGGTGTCCTCAGCGCGTTTTCCGACCTGCTTGGCCCAGCGGCTGTCGAGCAATTCTGCGGCGCATTCGGTGTACGCCCCTTCTGCCAGCCTAGCCTGAGCCTTGACGAATTTATCCCAACGCGGTTTGCCGAGATTGAAGAGCAGCCCAATGATGCAGGCTTTTCGCGGCTCATTCAGGTCGCTGAACCACGGGTACGTCTCTGCCTCTGCCTGACAGCGCTTGAGATCGTTCGCCAGCAGGTAGTCGATCTCGTCATCGGACAGTCCGCCGCCCAGTTCCTCGTCGATCAGGCGACCCACGCCGATGGTCAGATACCCGCGACTGTCCTTGTAGGCGTGTGCCACCACACCCTCGTGATGCTTGATCATCTCAATCAGTTTATCCATTTCTCGTCTCCATAACGATTGCGACGGCGCGCTGCCAACTGTCCTCTTCAAGGTCAGGCCGGGCGTAAAACTCCGGGCTGCGCCGCTCTGATAACTTATTTATGCCACACGCCGCAGAAAAAAACACGCGCCGCTGATCAATGGCGACGCGGGCGAGGATATCATACACACGCTGATCTGGACGGGCCTTCTTATCGCGGCCCGATCCAAGCTGGTGGTGGTAGGTCAGCGCGCCGCGGTCTCGCTGCTTCCGCAGGCGGGCGCTCTTGACTTGCACCCGCATGAAGTCGTTGTCTCGCCACGCGACCACATCGATCCCGTCCATCGGCGCATGCCCCGCCTTCCATCCAAGATCAAGGATTGCGGCGAGCGCTATGTACTCGCCTTGAAGACCCGTCGTTGTGGCGGATGGCGGCACGTTACTGATTTTTTAGGAACGTCACAAAAAAGTAGAGAATGCCAGCACCGACAATCAGGATCGCTGGCAGCACGGTCCACAGAATGATTGCGTCGCGCACTTTGGCACGCCGCTCCAGTTCGTCTTTCTGCATCTGACGCTGTCGTGCGATCTCAGCTTGCAGCCGCTCCCACGCGCCGGGCTTGCCGTACAGTTGGAAGATCGACCGCATTTCTTTGCGCAGATTGTCAAGTTCCTCCTTGCGGAAAAACTCGTCGATGCCTGATTGCTCTGCGCCGCTCATCTTGCTGAAGATGCTTTTTTTCTTCCGCGCCGCGCCGAAGTTCAGTTCCGCCTCAGCCTTCGCATAGCGCGATATCGGGCCCGAAAGTGACGACAGGTCTTTTCCCGCCTTGATGGAGCCACTGATGGCCCCTGCGGCGCTGCTAATCATACTGAATGCTGAGATCGGATCGATCATTACCGCCTCGCCAGCATCACGATTGCGACGACTAGCAGCGCGGTCTGGATAACATCGATCATCGGAACCTGTATCACTTGTAAATCTCCTGCTCTGGACCCACCTTAACTGGCAGGCACACCGCTGTCACGTTTTGGCCTTGCGCGTGGAGCCGCTTTGCGAAGTAGACGCAGCGGTCCACACTCTCGAAAAACATATCGTCGCTGACCTTCCTCTTGTCGTCATTGAGGCCGATCCATACCGTCAGGACAAAGGCGTGGACAATCTCCACATCAGTCGCGCCCCGTCAGTCGCTTTACCGTCTCGGTTTCCCAAATGCGGATTAGCACCCAGACGCCAGTGATCAGAGCCACGGCGTTCGGGGCCATATCCATCATCGCAGCGGCGGTGCCTGTACCCGCCGCAACATCAACAAAGATTTTCTGCTCTTCTGGCACTACGGTGTTTCCTGCGCATCCATCGCAGTCTGGTATGCAGTCTTCACAGCGTCGGACCACACGGCGTTGCAGATAGCTTGCACCTCAGTGCTTTCGCCAGAGATATCTGTGTCAGCCCAAGTGTCGCCTGACTTGGTGCTGCATTGCAGCGCATGACGATGAAAGCTGCGGCTAATCTCTGTGCCGTCACGCTTGATGACGGTTGCAGTGCGTACTTGCACAGCTTTATAGTCGCCGACCACTTCAATTTTGTCTTCTAGTGTTTCTTCTGTCAGTGCCATTTTTATCTCCTTGTGGCTTGGACTGTCCGACCCGCACCTCTGGTGGGGTTATGTTGATTGATAAACCACGGCAAAAATAAACTCAGTCATTCCACTTAACTGAGAATTTGTGACAGTCGCATTTGTTCCGTCACCTCGATGAAAATACAACGCTGTGCCATTTTGTTGGGGTGTCGGCGGCAACATATGAAATGACGCTATATTATGGCTTCTAACGAATGTTATTGAACTTGCGCCGTGATACACACTTGGATGTACCGAAAATGGTAAGCCACCTATCCTAAATTCAGTAGAATTTGACGGAATGTTTAACGATGACAGGTGACATCCGATGTACACCTGCCTTCCTATTTTGGTGTAAATAGCGTTCGACACAGTAAAAGCACCTGTGTGACCATTTGGGAGTGTTGGCGTCCACGTTCCAGTCTCATAATCGTCGAGCGCATTTGCACTGCCGGTGCCGCCAAGATACAGATTGCCGCCAAGATATAGGTCTTTGAACGCTGAAGCAGAGTTACCCAAGTTCATTATGTTGTTGGTGTTACCACCAGTGCCGTTAGACGGCACAATTTCAGAGCCGCTTTCGTCTACATAGAAACCTTTGTTGGCAGTGGTAAAATACATTCTGTCACCGTTTGTGCCGATGCTCCCCACAACAGTGCCGCTGTGGCGAATATCAATAACATCGCCGTCAGATGAAGTGCGGTTGAAAATCCCCGAAACATTCCCGCTTGCTGTTGCTTCGAGCCTGCCGTCTGGGCCATTAATATTAAGTCCTGTTGTATTTAGTGTTGTAACGGACTTACCCACCAGCACATTTTCACTGCTATCAATCGTGATGGCGGTTGCATCAGCATTGTCATCAATGCCCGGAGATGTAAACGCGCCGCCGACCGTCGCCGCGCCAGTTACGTCCAGCGCATCAATCGCATCCGTTCCATTCGCGAAAGCGCCAAGCTGCTTGGTCAATTCTCGCATTGAGTTATTGACGGCGCTGGGAAGCATGCCCTCCGCAATGGATATGCCGCCGATGTCGGTGTTGTTCCCGGCGGTGGTGCCGTCGTAGTCGGCGATTTTATCTTTCGACATTATGCGTTCTCCAGTGCGGTTAAGCGCGCCTCAAGGTCTGCGCGTTGCGTCTCAAGCGTCTCAATCTTGGCGATAGCTTCCTGCAGTGCGCCGGTCAGAAGCGGCACCAGCTTGCTCTGGTCGATGCCCTGCATGACAGCGTTGCCGTCCTCGTCCACCTCGTCTTTAGTGCCGGTAATTGCCTCTGGCACGACAGCCTGTGCTTCGTGAGCAAGGAAGCCGTCAACCGTTCTGTCTGGGTCTACAATGAAATTGAACCGCTTGGGTGCCAGTGCTTTGACACGGTCTATAGCGCCAGTCATGTTCACGACTGCTTCTTTGAGGCGGTAGTCAGACGATGTAGCGTAGTTTGTCGAACTGTTGTTGACTTGAATAACTCCGACTGTGCTGTCGGAAGCATTGCGGAACAAAATGCCATTACGCAAAGTGCCATCAGATGCGTTTTGAACTCGCACTAACATTACTGTGCCGTTGCCGTCGAGCCGCAGACAATTACTGGCACCCTGAGTAGTAGCACCAATAATTACCTCGCCCGAATTTGCAATTCGCATCCTTTCAGCATTATTATAATCATCATAAAAAGCTAAATGACTATTTGCGCCATTCGTTTTAATTGCCCAAACATCAGTAGTGCCTTCCTTCCAAAGCAAGTCACCCGTGCTGTTATTGCATTGAATTTGAACGTGGCCGCTGCTGTCGATACGCATACGTTCTGTGTTGGTAG